TGACGAGCATAATAGAGTCTAGCTCCTTGTGTTCCTGCATTATCATTAGGATCTGTCTGCCACATTAGATGCACTCTTCCATCATATTTATCCCAATTAGTTAAGAATGTATCTCTAGGAAATCCAGATGGATAATTACTAGTGAAGTGAGCACCGATTGGAATACCATTAGCTGTTATAGCTAGTGTATTATCTAGAATTGATTCATATTGTTCTGCTATTACTTTAGAGTCAACTTCTCCACCTGGAATAGACCAGTCTATTGCGTTAGCATTAACTAGAGATTTGAGTATTGGATCGTCCATTACAGGAAAACCACGCCAATACACTACATAAAAGCCCCAAGATTGGATGTATTTAGCCCACTGTATTAACTTGGTATTTGAACTATCATCAACAAATCCATTATTAGATAGATTCCATCCATCTCCGCTAATCACAAAATGAGTGTAATTTCTCTCAGCATGTTCAGTCAAACAGGCATCTTGCCATTTTCCTGGATAGAGAATTAGCATAGGAGTCATTAGCATTGACAACGGAGTGCTGTTAGCTCCATTCATGAATGGCAGTTCTCCTAGGCTACTCCAACGATTTAAATCTAAATTAACTCCGTTGAAATCAGCTCTTATAAACATTAAATCTCGTCCATTGGGAATAACTAACTCAGGAGGTTGTGTAGTGTGAACTTCTCCACCTGAATCATTAGGATCAAATGGTGGCAAAACATTATGAACAATTGGAATAGGCCGTTGCGGCCTCTGTTCAGATGAATTAGAGTAATAATACATTAACAAGCTCCGAAGAAGTAGGGAGTTCCTATTGGGTTGTATACTATTACATTACCATTAATATTGCATAACTCATATGCTCCAGCCGTTCCATTAGGTCTAGATTGCAATGTCCCATTAGGTTGACAAGACATAACTGTTCCATCTGGAAATTCTAGTGTTACTTGACCATTTGCTTGATTGTTAACCTTTCCAATGAGAATTCCTTTGTTTAAGAATTGAGCTGTCAGTGCAATCATTTTCTTCTCCTGTCCTCTCTGAACCCACGAAGTTTTATTAACGGTTCACCATGCAAATAAATCATGTAGTCACTATTAGCTCCAACACCAACTCTTTGCTTTCTTATCCAACGCATTTCAACTAATGTGTCAAGTATTCTATCTAATGATTGATTATCTAAGTCACCGAATCCCCTCACTAATAGATCTCGTCTGAGAAGTTGATTGTCCGGAGCGGCCATTAGATATTCAACTACTTTACGAGTTACAGAAGCGAGAGGATCTATTCCAGAACCAGCAACAACCTTTTCATTAGCATAAACTAGAGCTGATACGTTCTGTATTGCTTCATGGACATCAGATTCTTCTATATTATCATTATGTTCATATCTAGCTAGTGCTAAACACATAGCAACCTTTAGCGTATGGTCAGGTACACGATTGACAAATCCAGTCCTATCTGTGTAATTCTTCTGATTCTCTCTCCATTGCTTTCTCCAAGAATTGAACATGCTTCTTGCCGCATCGGTTGGAATAAGACGTGCTTTATTTGATGCTATCTTCTTTAAATGTGGGATGAATTTAGGAGTAATATAATTTGTGAAGCGATCTTCATCGACACTTTCTTTTTCTGAATCGAGTAAGTCTAAATCTCTTGATCTTTTTTCTTCATAGATGAGGAGATTACGTCCTATATATCCACCTTCTATATTAGGTTGTGGAATGCTGTCATAGAAGTGGGAAGGACTGCTCCCGAACAAGCACGTTATATAAGGCTCCTTTAACTTCTCGTTTCCATCTCCCTTAAGCATATTCGTCCATATTGGATTATAGTTCCTATCATATAGATCTGTTAGTATTGTCAATGAGTCTGGATCTTGAATGATTGCTGTGCTAAGTTCTCCGTTAACAATGAAGCCTCTAGAGTCTGTAATCACTGGCTTTCCATTAGCTGATCTAGTTGTTGCAAGTTCTTTTATTATCGCTTGAATCGAAGAACGGCCGGCAATTACACGAGTGTTATCTGCTCCTTGAACTAATCTCTTCGCAAGATTAACCGGATAACCTTTTCCGAGGCCTGACTCACCCATTAAAATTATGTATAAATTTGGATAGTACAGAAGGTTTCCCTTAAGTGTTCTCAGAGTGTATTGGTTTGCGGCAACTGCTGAGATACAACACATTAGAGACCAATATAGCCATGACTTTGGAGTCTCAACTGTCTGATTATCTTCTACAAGCTCGTCAATCCAATTCACTTTTCTTTAAGCTTAGATAAGAGTTTATGATAGAGCTTAAATTGTATCACTTCAAGTTGTTTATTGATTGGTTGAGCAGACGAGAGTGCGGTAATGATTATTGATAGCTCTATTTCGTTTAATTCTATCTGGAATATTTTAATATCGGCCAATTCGGCCTCTCTCTAAAGCTAGAGTATAAATTTTATTAAACATAGATTCGGGAATGTTTTGTCCAGCAGAACCAATTACGACTACATGAAAATTAGTTTTGAATAAAAGTTCATTTGGCGACGTTGGAAAGAAATATTGATCTTTTTCAAGATTCTGTGAACGAGCCCATTGATAGGCTTCAAGTTCATTACCGGCTAAAATACAGATTTTAGTCATAATTTGAATTTCTTCTTGTGTCTTAGAATCTTTCTAGCTAAAATCTGACATGGCTTACAAAATCTTTTCCCTTTACTTGGGCCTCTTCTTATCGTAGAATATGGTCCTCTGCATTTAGGACAACAAATTTTAGCAGCATTAGCATGCTCTTTATATTTAACTGAATCGGCTACGTTTTGCTTGGCTGTTCCAGGTTGTAAATGCTCAGGATTGAAGCAAGCTTTAGAGCAATTATATCCATGTCGAGTCTCTATTTTATTATCATCATAATCTATGTCATACCATAAACATAATACAACTCTGTGTAAATAATATTGTCTCTGCCTAATTGTAATTAGAACATATCCAGTATTTGTTGGAACTAAATCAGGAATCCAACATCCATTTTCATTTATAGTTTTATGTATGGATAATATATATTCTTTAGCAAATTCTCCGGCTTTCATATTTTAACTTTCTCAAAGGCTGCATAATTAGTTCGACTTATTTCAATATCACATGGGATAACTAGCTTAATATTTCTTTTAAGAGTGCAATGAATTGAAAAATCTATTTCTCTCTCCATGTGCTTTTTCATTAGCCTAGCGTAACACTCCCAATTGTTTTCTGGAGCTTGCAACGTTAAGCTATCGTGCTTTTCTTGTGACCATAAGAATGCTTTATCACCTTTTAACTCTTCATCAATAGCTAATCCAGCCTTCTGAACTAAATGTGCTTCAGTTCTTTGTGGGATATTAGCATACGCTTCACCGTATAGTGAATCATCCATTCGGCCGTTAAACACCCTAACTCCGCCAAATGGATCAATCAGAACTCTAGATGAATTAATTGCATCTTGAATATCTCTATAAAATATGCTTCTTAATTTTGGTGAAGCTGCATGAAATAGATCAAGTAGCTGTCCGGCTTTCCACTCACTAATGTCCATAGGAATCTCAAATTTTTGAGCATCTGTATTGAATTCTAACATGAGTCGATGTTTCTTCATGTCGAAATTACCTGCGTGTCTTATTTTCTTACCAGTAAAACGTTCAGCTCCATCCTTAGGTAGTGCATCAACTATTGGATGTTTGAATTCTGGTGATAGCTCAAGACGGCTTGTATATCCAAACATTAAAGCCGCTGTGCGTCTGTGGACATCTATTTTATCGAATGCTTCTAATAATTCCCAATCTTCTGCTAAGACAGCTACTATTCGAGCCTGACATTGGCTAGCATCTGCTGTTATGATAACCATACCTTCATCAGCTAGAAACATGCTCTTAATGTCTTTTCCAAGTCTTCCATGAGCACTAATTGTATGGTCTGCCAAACCAATCTTCTTGGGCCTTAATGGTTTTTTTAATATTCCTGTAGACGAACGGCAAGTCTCAGTTGCCATAATATTGTAGGCACTCTTGCAGCGGCCGTCATAATCTGGACTAAATGAAATTTGACGCGATTTCTGATCTCGTATTCGTCTTTCTTCAAGAATGTTGCTTAGAATTTCTTTTTGTTCTTTCTTTTTACAAGATGACATTAAAGAGATTATAGTATCCTCACTTGTTGGGTCTCTTCTTCGAACTTTGAACTTCATGGTTTTATAGAGAAGATCAAACATTTGAGGATATGATTTAACATTTATATCATCACCAACAGCGGTTGTTATCTTCTCATGAATAGTTTTAGCCATTTCTGAGTACTTTTTATTCAATTCTTTCTGTCTCTCAATGTCAACTCTCTTCCCGGTCATCTGAAGCTTTAGATAGAATTTGTGTTTAGCCATGCAATAGTTGTAGTAATAGTCTCGAAGAGGCACCGAGAATCTTGTACTCAAATCATCTAAATCTTGTTCTTGATTTTCATCAACTTCCTTTTCTACTGCACAATCACGAGCGTTGTATCTCAATAAATTATCTATTTTCATCTTACCTAATTTGAATTCCTTACCATCATCCTTGTAATAGGGTTCGCGGGTCCAAAGGCTAGAAACGACACAGAGACGCTTATCTGGTAATTCTGGAAAAATCACTCTAGTCTTAATCAATGTATCGCTGTAAACATTCGGACACTCAAAGCCTAGAAGTGATAATTTGTACTCATCGTACATGAAGTTGTGGCCGATAATTTTGCATCTTTTAAGTTGTTCATCTGTCATTCTCCAACATTCATCAAGTTCGCTGTCACCCATATCAGTAAGACGGTTGGTGCCAATAGAGCGCAGAAGAGGAATACTGATAGCATGTTGTTTATTAAAAGCAAACCCAATACAGACTGGCACGCAGTTAATAGATTCAATATCCACTGCTGCTTTATCGAGATTTTGGTATTCACGGAAGAACCTATAAAGATCTAATGAATTGTGTGCAATGCTAAGTGTTCTCTGCGGTAGGCTCAAAACGGCCGTTAATGACTCTTCTGCTGCTCTTTGTACATCTGCTTGTATTACTTTATTCCATACCCAACTCAATCCACCTTTAGAATCTTCTGAGTCTGTCGCAGAATGATTAAAAAGAGCTGCTGGATGGATTGTTCCAATAGCCTTTGTTACTCCATCCTTACTAAGAAGTAAAGAGCCACGATAATTGAGAATGCCGCTATAACCTGTAACGGCCTCAAGAGCCAAGTCTCCAACACAAAGAATGATATTAGGGTGTAATTTACTAATCTCATTTTTCCATAAATCCTCAACCGAGTCTTCGAGGTTGACTCCGATTAGATGCAGTTTCTTCAAGTCGTTCATTGGCGGACGGTATTTGATTACGTTAGTGATGTAACAGTCTGACCTCTTCACTCCAGCCTTAAATAAATAGTCGTTAAGCATTCCTCCGGTTGGTCCTACAAATGGCGTAGATTGCTCATCCTCATGCTTTCCTGGAGCTTCGCCGATAATCATCAATCTTGGTTCGACTGAGCCGCAGCCAGGAACATAGTTAGGCATTATTTATGATTTCCATTACATCCAATGTGTCCACAGATAGAACAGGTTGGATGTGTTTCTATTTCATACCATGAATAATCAAATTTTCTCTTATGACGTTCTGCTGCTCTCTTTTCCAACTCCCAAAGTGCATGTCTTAAGTCAGCAATAGCATATGTATTTGCATCATGTGGGATTTGATTATTTAAATATTTTAATCTGTCAATTAATGCCCTTAGAACTTCTTGGATATTAGTTCCAGCGTAATGACCTTCATTTCCTGGATAACCATTGCCTTCCCTTTTCATAAAGGTTAATATTTGATCTTCATCGCCGCTCATATGGCTTCCATTATACATAGTTAATTGATACTTGTGGCCTTTATCATGAATTCTCATATCTCATCCGTGTCTGTTTGTTTTTTATAATCTCTTATGAATTTCAAGGCATCTGCGGCAGTAGTGATCTTCTCTATTTGAGGAAACTCTTTATATGCTCTCACTATCTTCAAATCTTCACTAACTCCTCCAATAGATCTTCTGAGAGCTCTAGCAGTATCTGAAACTCTCCATGAAGCCTGAATCATTAACTTCTCTCTGTGGAAGTTATATGTTTCGACTGCTTTACGGAGATATTTAGGTGTCATAAAGAAATTCTGGGAGAGGGAATCGAACCCTCACGTTGTTTCCAACACAAGATTTTAAGTCTTGAGCGTCTACCATTTCCGCCATCCCAGAATTTTCAGACTAACTCATAGGCTTGAAATCCACGACATCATTAAACTCGTTCCCTTTGTTGCTTTTACCTCGTTTAATATAAACCATAAGCTTATGGCCAACTGTTTGTTCGAATAACTGAGTAGAAAGCTCATACCCTTTAACGGCATCGTATGGAAAGGCTAGAGTCTTCCAGAGATTCTTTCCAAATCCTAGAGCTTTTTCATTGAATAGACGCTGACAAGTGACTCCCTTATTAGGTCCATCAATAATCTTAAAGAAGAAGATACAATTAGTAGATTGATCTGTATCTGCTTCCTTTTCCTTATAGTCTGTAATCTCAACTGGGTGCCATCCAACTTCCGCAAGGTCTCCGCGTTTGAGATCATCGGGTGTTAAAACTGCACGCATTTGTTTTTCCTCTTTCTGCTAGGTTTTCCAGGTTGGTGTGAAGGATTTGATGTTGTCATTTGGTTGTGTTTGTTCTTCTTTCGGTTCAATTCCTCTGCTTTTGTCAATCAACTCCTTCCAGACCTCATAAAAGACTCTGTCAGTAATATCAAACTCTTTCACGTAGTCTCCTAACAAGGGGCTCTTGGCATATTCATCTCCTATCGCTTCTGTGGACACGACATACTTCAACTTAGAAGCACCAGTTGAGTAGTCTGAGACTTTAGAGAACTGATATATCTCAGTGAAGTTTCCTGGAATCATTCCTGCGACTTTAGAGCCATAAGTTACGATGGGATTAGTTTTAGTGACTTTAATAGATGCTCCGGAACCTTCTATTTTTATAGACGGTAGAGGATGCGCTATCCACAAAAGATTGCAAGGAAGTGTCTTAGAAATATCTAATGCTTGGCTTACTAAAGAAGTTTCTACCTTATACTCATCGAAATCGGGAATCATAAGTGGGGCATCCTTATTTATCTTATCTGTTTTACCTTTCTTTGGATCTCTGAAACCCATTGACCAATTTACAGCAGATGCAGTAAGATTAGTGATGCTATCAGTTACGAATGCAAAATATCTACAATCTTTAGTAAAACTAATAACCTTATTTAAATACTCATGGGCATTGTGAGCACCATAAATATCATATTCTATGTTATCTAGTATTTTCTTTGCTAGACTACCAAATCTCTTCTCAGTAAAATAAGTTATTAACTCTACTGGAGACTTCTTGTCAAAGTATGCTATGTATATAGGGCCTTCAACAGCAAAACTAGCTGCTGCTAGAGTCTTTCCGAAGCCTGGACTTCCTTTAAATAAGAAAGAAATATTATTATCGATTACTATGTTACTTGCTTTCATTTCGTTCTTCAGCCTCTCTAAGTTTACGTTCAAGTTTTTCTGCTAACCATTTATTTCTCTGTTCAGTAGCTTTTCTATTTCTAGCTTCTCTTTCTCTACCTCTTCTAGCTACACAAACATCGCAAACTCTAAATGTTCTTCCTTTATTTAGTTCACTCTGAATAATTATAGTTCTATATGGTCCGCCACAAATAGGACAAACTAATTTTCTTGATTCGTTATGAGTTCCATGTTCTACTCTATCTTTTGAATTGTCTGATTGAGTTCCTGGCTTTAAGTGTTCAGGATTAAAGCATGCTCTGCTACAATTCTTTCCATGTCTAGCATCCCAAGACTGATCAAAATAATCTAAATTATGATATA